CATTGACAAAAGCGCGGCATTGCAACGCCGGATCAACCAAATTGCGCCGGATATCCGACGAAAGCGGAGCAAGCCAGAACCGCGGGAAGGCTTCCGCCGTCCAGCAATCGCAGGAAGATGGCCTATGCACGGCGAAGCACTCCCCCATTTGCCCGGATACCTTCTTTGCGAAGAAGATCACGCAGATGCTTGACGGTCAAGTTATTGTCGGCTGCGATAATGTCCACGCTGACGCCTGAATGGTAAAGCGCGGCTAGACGTTTGCGGCGCTCGGCTGCTTTGAGGGCCTGAACCTGGCCCCCGCGCACCCGGCCAATCTCGGCGCTTTTGCCCCATCGTTTTTTGGTGTTAGGCGTCCCACCGGCTTCCTTGAATTCCTTTTCGCGTTGCTGCGACTTGGCAACATCGAAGAATTCTTTGACCCCATCGGCGTATGAAGTGGGGGCAAGCTTAGACGGTGCCAAAGCGCGTCCAGTCATCTGGGCGCTAAACCCGTTCATGGCCGTTCCAGCCGGGAGGCGGGTGACTTTCCCGCCCCGTTGGAAATATTCTTTGGTCTGGGTGTCCATTTTCATCACCATACGGCTGAAAGGATTACGGCGAATGCCAGGATTAGAAAGGCTCTCATTAGATCACCACCTGGGTAATGATTTTTACCCGCACCTGCCCGTTTTCATCAATGAACGGCGTCCCACCGGATCGGGAAATCTCGGCATTTAGCATTTCCAATGCGGCGCGGATTTCGGCCAAATTGCCGTTGTCATCGCCATCAGCCCGGCTAACATCGTCCCTGATTTCGTCATCGTCTTGCAGATGTGCACGATTTCCACCACGCACGATATGCGAAATTTTGGCGATGCCGGTTTCAGGATCGGCGCTCAAATAGATAAAGCCTTTCTGGATATCAAACATCATTTTCAGAATGTCGGCATCGTCCAGGGCAATGCCCGCGTGAAAAGCATTGGATTTATTGACCGTTGCCATGGACAAATCCCCATCAAGGGCTTTGCTTACGCGCAGTTCGTCGCGCAAGACAGTGATCTTGACCCGGTCGCCATTCACGATCTGCAACGCCTTGGCGGATGCCTCGTCGATGTGCAGATACGAATATTTGTTAATTCTGATGTGCATTAGATTACACTCCATTGGGCCAGGATGAAACGCGCAACGCTGCGCTGTGACGGCGTGGCTTCAGGGGAAGCCAAGACAGCCTCGGCCTCGCGCACCCGGTCGGATAGCCACAAGATCATGTTTTGAGAAAGTGCCATTTCTATTCTCCTTCAAAAAGGCGTTCGCCATAGCCCATCAGGGCCAGCTTTTTAATCACCCATTCCGCCCGGTTCGGGCTTCGGGCGATGAAAAAATCACAGACAGCAATCTTTGCGGTTCGCTGGGACTGGGTCATTTGGTTAACTCCGGTTGTCTTTAGGAATTACGCCATAACGCGGCCCCCATGACAAGCACAAAATCAACCAAGGCGGTTTATTTTTTCAATAGCATCGGCACAACCAAGCCCTAGTATGACCCTATGCCCGAGACCCACCAAATATTGATGCCAATCCTTTTGCTCTGGACTGACTGACCAGCGTTTTGCCCGCTTCATTTCCACCCACACGCCCCAGGCGGGGATAAAAAGGTCCGGGACGCCAGCACATACGCCTTCGGCTTTCAGCTTGCCCGCCGTGACAATATTCCGCGCCCCACCGTTCGGAATGGCAAAAATCCGCACATCAGGATGGGTTCGGCGGAACCACTGCACGAAATCGCGCTGTTCTTCATGTTCGGTTTTCAAAACGGGATGGTGTTTTCCCATTGGTCACAAGCTCCTGGCGTCTGTTGGAATACATCCGGGGGGACATCATCAAATTTAAGGCAGACGATTATGCCGTTGAAATCGCAGTTGAAGCACACCTTTGGCGGGCCTTCCCTTTCCCAATCGTCCAAGATTTTCGGTTTCTTTATCATTCCCATATCCTTTCTTTGACAGTGAAAAATTTTCCCTCGACGGTGTATCGGACCAGCCTGGGCGGCGTGGCATTGGCATTGGCATAATCGCACCATGATTTGTGGTCAGCCACGTCAGAAATCACGATCCCGCTATTTTGGGCCAGGCTCGCAAGCGTCTTCATGGCTTTTTGCTGGGCATAGCCTTCATGGAAAATCGCCAGATATTCATGCACCGGCGGATCTGATAGCGCCCCATAATAAGTGACCCGGATCATTTCCTTTTGGCTTGCCCGCGAGACGTAAGGCGAGAATTTCCAGGCGGTTAGCTCCATTTCTTTGACGTTATCCCGGCCCATGATATCGTCATTATGCAGCCGCGCCGGTTTTGCCTCTGGTGGCGGGAATTCATAGCCACAAGCGGGGCAAATCCTGATGCTAGGGTGGATCAATTCTGCGCATTCGGGGCAGACCTTAACCGGCGCTTCCCCGTCCCCATCGCCTTTTTTAGACGGAGGGCGGATATTCACAATGGGGCCATGCGTGGCGACATTCCCGGCAAAATCCAGCACAAGGCAATGATCTGTGTGGCTTTTCGGCCTAAGCCCCCTCCCGGCCATCTGGGCGTATAAAACCGGCGACATGGTCGGGCGAAGGAAGGCAATCAGATCAGTGTCAGGCGCATCAAAGCCTGTTGTCAGCACGTTGGCATTTGTCAGGGCTGTGATGCGCTTGGCCTTGAAATCAGCCAAGATCCGCGCCCGCTCGCCTTTCGGCGTGGCACCTGTGACACAGGCAGCCTTGACCCCAAGCGCCAGCAAGCAGTCCCGCATATGCTGGGCATGATTTACGCCAGCGCAAAAGACAAGCCACGATGCGCGGCCATCTGCCCTTGCCACAATTTCCGCCGCCACCGCCCTGTTATTTTGATCTGTATCAACCGCCTGGGCAAGCTCGCTCTCGATATATTCCCCGCCGCGCTTGTGAACGCCAGCCGTTGAAAGCGTCAGGTCAGTGTGCTTTGATCGAAGCGGGGCAAGATGGCCCAGGCTCAAAAGCTCTTCAATCCCAATAGGCTCTATCAGATCGTCGAAGAGCGCATCCCCGTCTGTGATGTATCCATGCCCAAGCCGCCAGGGCGTGGCCGTTAGGCCGATCACGCGCAAGCGCGGATTAATCGCCGTCAGATCCCGGATCAGGCTTCGGTAGCCTCCTTCGTCTTTGTGGCTAATAAGGTGCGCCTCGTCGATGATACACAGATCGACATGGCCTAACATCGCAGCCTTTTTAGCCACCGATTGAATGCCCGCGAAAGTGATAGGCTCCCCGATCTGGCGCTTTCCAATGCTGGCCGAATAAATCCCCATCGGGGCGTTGTACCAAACTGCCCGCATTTTGGCCGCGTTTTGCTCAATCAATTCTTTGACGTGCGTTAGCATCAGAACCCGCGTTTCGGGCCATTGTTGCAAGGCATCGCGGCAAAGCCCGGCAATAATCACGCTCTTGCCTGCGCCGGTCGGCAACACAAGGCAGGGATTGCCTTCATTCCCGGCTCGGAACCAATCATATAATTGGTCTATGGCGCGGCGTTGATAGGGGCGAAGGGAAATCATCCCAAAATCTCCCCATCCATATCATTCCTGATTTTCATCACCAGCGGGTTTTTTTCGGCGCAGGCTGACGCATTGGCAAGCAGTTCTTTGCTCGAAAAAACGAACGCATCGCCCTCGCCATTCCTGACTGGCTTGCCATCAATGATATATGTGGCTTCGTCCGAGGCATCCCCGGCTACAAATTTCCAAGGCACAAGATCCGGGTGCAAAACATGCCCAGGGCATCCGGTATATTGATGCTCTGCCGGGATTTCAGATTTGTATTTTTCACAAACGAAAGTGTCATTCTCTTTGGCCGTCGAAAGAGCGCAAGTGCGGCAATTGACTTCTTTCGTCAGCTTTGACCCAAAGCACAGATCATGTCCTGGGCAGAATTTACACTCATACCATGTCGGATCTGTGCTGATCGGCGGAGGTATCCGGTCTGATAGAGCAATGGCCTTGCCCCTGGCGATGAATTTTTCCGCATGGTCTCGGTCATATCTGACGCGCTCTGTATAAAGCCGGTCATCGTCTTTGCAGACCGCCACATACAAGGCCCGATCAATGCCGGTTCCGTGCATGTAGCCTTGCATTTGCGTGAAATGCATCGGCTTGGACAGGTACACGCCCCTGGCGTCAAGGTCCGCAAAAGACTTTTTGGAATGAGTCTTAAATTCCGCGATATGGCGCTTATGCGGCGCTTCGGGCACCCCGCTTTCAATGATGCCGTCAAGGCTCCCGCTAATGTGGCATCCGAATTTAACGCGGGCTTGGTCCCGGCCAGTGTGGGTGATATCCACCCCAATTGCCTTTAAATCGGCCACAATCCAGCCTTCTTCATGATGGCCCCGGCGGAATAGGCGCTTGATCCGGCCAGGAAACTTCTCGATCACGGCCCAGCGGAAAGACATCCAGAGCCATCTGTCACAATGATGGCCTAGCAGGCTCGCCCCCAAATGCAAGCGCGGCCTTTCGGACAGGCTGGCATGATGCTTATCGATCAGGGCGGCGATATCATGCTGTGGCGGGGGGAATTGTGTCATTTCTCTTTTCTCCGAAAAATGGGGGGGGGTGATTAGCCCCCCGCTTATTTCACTTCGCCCAGGGCGCGGCTACCTTGTTAGCCTGGGCAGGTTCAGTCTGGGGATTGCTGAAAGACTGCACCGCAGCTTTCGGCGCGGGCATGGAAGAGCCTGACAACGCCCGATAGGCTTTGATTTCGTTTCCGTCCCCTTTGACCACGATCTTAATCCCGATCTTTTTCCCTATCACTTGCTCACTGTCCCGCAGCGTGGCGATGCCCAGGGCACTCATCATGGAATTAAGCTGCTGCCGTCCAATGCGCTCGGCTTCGGGATTGGGATTGCTGACGTTAAAATTAGTGAAAATGACCCGGCCATTGTGCGTCGGGCCAGCAATGTCAAACCGCATTGACACCATATGACCTGTCCCCGCCTTGGTCGCCTTGCCTTCGGCATTGGTGATGGTCGCTTCATACCAGCCATCAGGGACGGGCTGGTAATCACCAGTCTGGGCGGGGGGCAGATCGTCGCTGCGGAATTCTTGTCCGAGAAAAGCCATGGTTTTTAGTCCTTTTTGCTGATGGTAAAAGAAGGGCGACCGGGCTTGGTGGTAATGGCCCCGGCCAATTTCGCGGTGATTTCGGGGCTGGCATTTTTCCAGGCCCCAGCATTGATTTCCGGTTTCCACCGGAAAAGGTGCCCAAGCATCATGGAAATGCCGTTTTCGGCGGCCAATTCCTGTAAAAGCTCGCTATCCACTGTGCGCGACATCCGGCCCACCACTTTGACGGTATAGGCCCCGTCTTGCTCGGTCATGGTGCCTTCAAATTGCTCGCCAAGGGCGTATTGGGCCAACAGGGTGTCTTCAATAGCTCGGCGGCGCTCTACGGCCACCCGTTCGGCCTCTTTGGCGTCCAGCCATTCCTGATATGCGCTCATCACGCCCCCCTGATCTTGGAAATGATCGCGCCCAGATCCGGGGCTTCCCACGCGGCCAGCTTGCCAGACCGATCCTTGGCCGTCCAAAGGCCGTCGGTGTCGCACATAAGCGCCCGCTGTGTGGTGCCTTCGGCATCTTTCTCGACACGCAAGGCCAGGACCTCATCAAAATAATATGGCAGGCTTTGCCCGACCTTGGCCCCAGGCATGGACGGGGCATAGAGCAAGCGGCCTTGATCGTCCTGGGTTTTTTCCACCTTGGCGCTGAAATAAACGTGACGATTGGGCAGGTCCCGAAAAGCGCGGATTAATTCGGCCATAGTTTCGGCCATCGCGCCATATGCCTGACGCGGGTCCTTGGTCGCTTTCTTTTCGGCGGCGAGGACCACTTCCCCGATCTCGGAAATGCTGTCCAAGGCCACGCTTTCAAAGCCTTTTGCTTCGTCCGACCCGATCAGCCAGGAATAAGCCTCGCGCAGCCCGGCCATGTCGGAAATCTCGATATACGGCAAGTTGCTGTCAGCGATAGACAGCAAGCCGCTTTCCGCCGATAGGATGATGGGGTTCGGCAAGGTGCGGATCAGGGACGTTTTACCCGCGCCGCTGGGGCCGTAGACCAAAATGTTAACAAAGGACGCATCGCCCCCTGTTCTCTTCAGATTAATCGCCATCGTGGCTATCTCCAAAGCGCCCTTCGGCCATTTCCGTTCGGCGCTTGTCCCTTTCTATCATGGATGGCCCCGGCCCCGTCAACACAAAAAAATACCGTGATGGATGATTTTTATGTTTGCCCGCGGGTGGCGGTGTTAACAGGTGGGGCGAAAACCCCCCTAAAAAATAATCCACCTTGGATGATTTTCCCTATTGACGGTTACGTCGTAATCTATATAGTAGGCCCCAGAGAGAAACGCAAACAGGAGTAAAGAAAATGAACATCAAGATCACCACCGAAAACTTCCCCGCCATTGAATCCGCCCTGAAGGCTGTCAATGGTAAGGCCACAGCCCACACTTTCACGACCCACACATACCTAGTTTCCTGGGACCGAAAGACAGTCGTCAACGAACTGGACGACGGTGCCGAGGATCTGGTGACGCTGGGCTACCGCGTGGTCGCCACCACCAAGAGCGATGCCCGCAACATCGTGACGGCGTACCGCGATGGCCTCGCGTGGGCCAACGAATACGCCCTGCGTGGTCGCATCGAGACCATCGCCAAGAAGATCGCCGCCATCTGATCCCAACGGGGACAGAGAGAAACGAACCGGCATGGGCCGCGCAATGAAGAGGGCCTAAGACAATGACTTCATACGATTATAGGAGAGGAGAGTCTGTTCGCGTTGACGGTGAAAAGGCGCCTTTCTATGTCGTCTGTGCCCAGGGTCCTAATACGATCTGGGTGCAGACTATCAAAGGCGAATCGTTTCCCATAGCGGTGAGTCTGATCAGGAAGGGCCTACATGATCCAGGGGGGGAATAATGTGTGAATTCATCGCCAAAATGTTTTGGATCATTCGACGCAAGCCCAGCGTCAGAACCATCAACAAGGGAGAATAGAAAATGCCTATCACATACATTGACATTACCCGGACTTTTGAAGTCCCCATTTTGGTCGGGGATGAAGTCGAGTACGAGGACCAAACCGCTTTCCTCGGGATCGCCTATAATCGGTGCGAGGCATGGCTGGAAACGGTCACGCGCCCCGACTACACCAAAGCCCACGCCTATGATGCGATTTTCTTAGCGGCTGAGGAGTGGGTTGAGGAAAACGAAAGTGCCATTTTGCGCGGGGAGTTTTAATCAATGTCCAAGAATTCCGAAGCAGTCCGCCGTTGGGAACAGGCTCAAAAAGAGGCGGGGTTACGCAAGCTGATCGTCTGGGTTCCCGACAATCCCAAGGATGTGAAGATCATCAAAGATCTTGCCATGGCCCTGTCCGGGACGCTAAAAGCAAAAGAGTGAGAAATCAGGGTTGGGTGTTTTCTCCTAATAGGCGGTTAGCCACCGCCGTCAACGCTTTTGATCCTTGACCGCTGTAGTGGCCCATTGGCTTGATTGTTCATCTACTCGCGGCATATTGGCAAGGCCCACACCCGTAAAAGTACTAGGCTAATCAAAAGAACGGCTAATGATCGGGGGGCTATATGCCCCCCTTTCTTTTTAGCTGGCATACCATCTGACATATGTGGTTTTACCCGGCTCCCCATCGGAATAGATCCGCCCGCCCTCCGACATAGCGGCCAAAATGTCCGAAAGGTCTTTTGACTTCATCTTCGACCGGCGCATGATGACCGACCTATTCGCCCCGTCCTTGCCAAATTCTTTGATGATGCCCAAAACAAAATTGCACTGGCGTTCAAAGGCCGTGTCGGCAATGTGTTCGTCGGCCACTTCGCTCATGAATGAAATAGACCGTTTCACAATCGCCTCCGCGTAATTCAGATCCGCATGATTGATGACGGGAAGCAAAGGATTGCGGCAGACGGCAATCACCATGGCGATTTTCACGCAGTTTTCCCTGTATCGGGTCCAAAGCGCACCATAAGCCGCGTCATGGTACATTTTCTCATCCTCGAAATGGCCCATGGCCCGAAGCCTGTCCATGGTATCCCCAAAGCCCACCATTTGGGGGATCGGTGCCGCGCCCACCCCAATATTTAGGCCCTGGATATCTCCATTACCCGGTGCGATATGGTCCGCTAAACTGCGCCACCGGCTCACAATGCTATCCGGCGGTGCGGTGCGCTGATCCTGAAAATCATTCCGGACAGGGTGCTTATTCCCAGCCGGGAGAATGATAAAGCGGTTCAGCGACCCGTCTTTGATCGCCACACTGGTCAGGGCTTCGGCAAAGTGATCCATCGTCGAGGTGCCATAGATGCAAAGGTGCGGGCTATCAATGACAATCGGCTCAATTTCCGCACTGGCATAGGACCCGGAATGGTACAGGCTGGAACTGGAGCTATATAGCTCCATAAAGGCTTTGCCAATTCCCCTTTGATGGCTCGCCGCATTAGCCCCGGTGATGGCCTTTAAGAACAGCCCGAATTCATCCAATTGGAGCAATTGCTCCGGGTTATTTTGCAAGCCACGCAATAGCCCACGGTCGGAGACAATGCCATCCCCGCCCATAAATTTCGTCATATTGGCGGCGGAAAAAAGCTTCTTAACCATCCGCCGCGAGAAATCCTTGCCCGATCCGGTTTCCGCAATCCCGACCATATAGAGATTAGCCCGCGTGTCCCATGCCGTGGCATAGCGCCGCCCGATCACAGCCCCCATTGCGGCCAAGACATTCATCAAAGCAAGCTCGGGCTGTTCTTTCATGCTCGCCGATACGATCCAAGCCACGGTATCCCCGATCAGGCCATGTGGGATTAGATCGGGCTTG